ATAGAAACAAGCTTGGATCACTCAACGATCTGGTGTGCCGTTACGAAGGTGAAGAACAGCACCCAAGTACATACGACACCAGAGTCTTTGAAGAAGGTGTTGCATGATGCGGAACAAGTTATCGGACATAATCTCATTGGATTTGATTGCCGTGTTCTCGATAGTGTTTGGGACGTACGCATTCCTAGGCATCTTGTTGTGGATACTTTATACCTCTCCAGACTCTACAATCCAAGCCAAGAAGGTGGACATTCACTGCGTAACTGGGGAACAATCCTTGGAGGAACAGGCAAGCTCGACTTTACAGACTACGACGGTGGACTAACAGACGAGATGATCGAGTACTGTATCGCTGACGTTGAACTGACTGAGCGTGTACACAAGTGGCTTGAACTACAGCTACGCAAGGAAGGTTTCTCGAAGGAGTGTATTGATCTTGAGCATCGTGTAGGTTGGGTCGTGACTGAGCAGGAGCGTAACGGCTTCAAGCTAGACACACCCTTCGCTGAGAAGTTGATGATGGATCTTATGTTTGAGATGAACAACATCGAAGCAGAGTTACAAGCTATCTTCCCGCCCATCGTTGAAGAACGTATCTCTGAGAAGACAGGTAAGCGACTGAAGGACAAAGTCACTGTGTTCAATCCCGGCTCACGTAAGCAGATTGCAGAGCGACTGCAAGGTCTTGGTGTTAAGTTTGACAAGAAGACTGAGAAGGGTAACATCATCGTTGACGAGAAGGTGTTGGACAGTATAGACCTTCCTGAAGCTAAAGCTGTTGCACGTTACATGATGTTGCAGAAGCGAGTAGCTCAGATAGATTCATGGTTGAAAGCTGTCAAGGACGATGGTAGAGTACATGGCAGAGTCATTACCAACGGAGCAGTGACAGGACGTATGACACACCTATCACCTAACATGGCACAAGTACCAGCAGTATCTGCACCATTCGGTACTGAGTGCCGCTCATGTTGGACAGTGGATGAAGGTAACAAGTTGGTTGGTATAGACGCCAGCGGTTTAGAGTTACGTATGTTAGCTCACTACATGGACGACGAGAACTATACTAATGAACTACTCAATGGCGATATTCATACAGCTAATCAACGAGCAGCTAAACTTGAGAGCCGCCCTCTTGCGAAAACATTCATTTATGCGTTTCTGTATGGAGCCGGAGATGCTAAGATCGGAGCTATCGTTGGAGGAAATAGCGTTACTGGACGCAGACTTAAAGAAACATTTCTTTCTAACACGCCGTCTCTTGAAAGAGTTAGAAGAGATACTCACGGACAGGCTGCATCAGGCATCCTTACTGGACTCGACGGACGAAAGCTCAGAGTCAGATCAGAACACGCCGCACTGAATACCTTACTACAAGGTGCTGGGGCTATCGTTATGAAGCAAGCCTTGGTACACTTGTCAGATAAACTACGCAACATACCACATAGATTTGTAGCAAACGTACACGATGAATGGCAGATAGAAACACCTGCCCACTACGCTGACACAGTCGGACGTATAGGTGTACGTGCAATCAGAATCGCCGGTGAGACACTCAGCCTACGGTGTCCCTTAGACGGCGAGTATAGAGTAGGTAACAATTGGGCAGAGACACATTAAGGAGAAACTTATGTCTGCAAACAAACTACCACCCATCACTGTACGCGGTACCGTCTACTGGTGTGAGCGTAACAAGCTCAACAAGTACAGTAACAAGTATCAAGTTCAGCTTGGTAACCTTAGCGATAAAGCTGTTGAGGCCATCGAAGAGATGGGTATTGCACCTAGCAACAAGGGTGATGACCGTGGCTTCTTTATCACCATGAAGAGCAACAACCCTATGCGTCTAACAGATGAGAACGGTGTTGAGATTCCTGAAGATGTTCTTATTGCTAACGGATCTGAAGCTATCGCTGTTGTAGGATACTATGACTGGTCTGTTGGTACAGGACGTTCACCATCCATGATCAAGATGAAGGTTACTAACCTTATCGAATACGCTGACAACTCAGTCTCTGAAGCGGAAGCGTTGTGATCCTGATTGACGGTGACATTGTGGCTTATCGTTGTGCATTCAAGTGCGACGATGAGTCAGTCAAGACTGCCTGTTATACTACGGGCAGTTTCTTGTCTGATCTGGTAAGCGATCTATACACCATGATAGACGGCGAACCAGACTACCGTGTCTACTTAACAGGCAAGGGTAACTTTCGTAACGACGTGGCTGTGACTGCGCCTTACAAAGGTAACCGTAAGGACGTAGAAAAACCTGCACACCTTGAAGCTATACGTAAGTACCTGATCGAAGATTGGAAAGCTGTTGTATCAGAAGATGAGGAAGCTGATGACTTGATTGCTATCGACGCTACCACCATCCCTGACAGCATCATAGTCAGTCTTGATAAGGACTTTAAACAAGTACCGTGCAGACATTACAACTTCAACAAGCGTGAACTGTCTTCTGTTACTGAAGAGGAAGGACTGTTATTCTTTTATCGTCAGATCATCATGGGCGATAGAGCTGATAACATCATGGGTGTACACGGCATCGGTGAGAAAAAGTCTCAGAAGATCCTTGAAGGTTTGTCAGAGATAGAGATGTTCAACAAGTGCGTTGAGTTGTTGGAGACAGAAGAGCGTGTCATCGAGAACGCTAGGCTGCTCTGGCTACGTCGTGAACCTAATCAACTATGGGAAAGACCAAGTGAAGAGAACGAAGCGTAACATACCTAAAGGGTACGATAGCTGGTTCGAGTATGACCTTCACCAGAAGTTCAGACGATGCGAGTACCATGTTGGTAAGTTAACATATACCCAAGTCAAGACGTATGAGCCTGACTTTGTATATTACAGTACACATTCTACTATATATATTGAAGCTAAAGGGAGGTTCCGTGACCGCGCAGAGGCGAGGAAATATGTTGACATTAACAGCAGCCTTGGGGAGAAGGAGGAGCTGGTCTTTGTCTTCCAGAACCCAAGAACTGCAATGCCCGGAGCAAGACGTAGAGCTGACGGGACACGATACACCATGCAAGAATGGGCAGAGAAGCAAGGTTTCGCATGGTACACACCAGAAACCTGTCCTGTCGGATGGAGTAAAAAGCAATGACGAGACACCTAGTAATACCTGACACGCAAGTCAAGCCCGGTAATAGTGTTGATCATTTGTACTGGGCTGGTAAGTATGCAGCCGCAACAAAGCCTGACGTTATCATTCATCTGGGGGATCACTGGGACATGGAAAGTCTCAGTAGCTATGACGTAGGTAAAAAGTCTTTTGAAGGACGGCGGTACACACGAGACATACGAGCAGGACAGAACGCTATGGAGCATTTCCTAGCGCCTATCGAAGCAGAGAAGGAACGCTTGCGTAGTAACAAGAAGAAGACATGGACACCACGGATGGTATTCTTGTTAGGTAACCACGAACAGCGGATCGAACGTGCTATTGAATCTGATCCGAAACTAGAAGGACTTATGAGCTATGATCATTTCTTATTGGAAGAAGCAGGATGGGAGGTTATCCCTTTTCTACAACCAATCATCATCGATGGCATCGCGTACTGTCACTACTTCACGAGCGGAGTCATGGGCAGACCAGTCACCTGTGCAAAACTCATGTTGCAAAAGAAGTTCATGTCGTGCATCATGGGACATGTCCAAGACAGAGACATAGCCTACGCACGTAAGGCAGACGGTAGTAACATCACTGGATTGTTTGCTGGTATATATTACAACCACAGTGAAGGCTACTTAAACCCTCAAACGAACGGTAGCTGGTCTGGAATATGGATGCTAAACGAGGTAGACAACGGTTCCTTTGATGAGCTACCTATTAGCATGAGTTATCTTAAAAGGAAGTATGGATGAGTATTGACAATGCAACACCTAAACAGTGGGACGATGCCCGCAAAAGACAAGTGGGCGGACACCATTACGCACGTTATAACATTCAACCTATCGATTTTATTATTGACAATAACCTTGATTGGTGTGAGGCTAACGTAGTAAAGTACATAACCCGATGGCGTGACAAGAACGGTGTCGAGGATTTACGTAAAGCCATGCACTACATTCAATTACTGTTAGACAGAGAGGTGCAATCTTAATGGACGCATATCAACAATACATTCACAAGTCACGCTACGCACGTTACCTACCAGAGGAGCAGCGCCGTGAGACTTGGGAAGAAACAATTGACCGTTACTTAAACTTCTGGATTGAGAAGGGTAAGCTAACACTAGAACAAGCTAACGGTATCTTTGCAGACATTCATGACATGGGTGTTATGCCTAGCATGAGAGCGTTGATGACTGCTGGTGACGCTCTTGACCGTGACAACGTAGCTGGATTTAACTGTAGCTACCTACCTATTGACCACCCTAAAGCGTTCGATGAGATGATGTACGTACTTATGTGCGGCACAGGTGTAGGTTACTCTGTTGAACGACAATACGTATCTAAACTACCAGAAGTAGCAGAGGAATTTCATGATACCGATTCAGTTATACACGTCGCCGACAGCAAAATTGGATGGGCTAAAGCTTACAGGGAACTTGTTAGCTTGCTCTATTCAGGCCAACTTCCAAAATGGGACGTGTCTGGAGTACGACCTGCAGGGGCAACCCTTAAGACCTTCGGAGGTAGAGCATCTGGTCCAGAGCCTCTTGTCGATCTGTTCAACTTCACAGTCAGCGTCTTTCGGGAGGCTGCTGGACGTAAACTTAGCTCCATCGAATGTCATGATTTGTGCTGTAAGATTGCACAGATCGTCGTCGTCGGCGGTGTACGCAGGTCCGCTCTCATCAGTCTGTCTAACCTCACTGACGATAGACTCCGACGATGCAAGTCAGGCCAGTGGTGGCAAGATAATCCTCAACGGGGACTAGCCAACAACAGCGCATGTTATACTGAAAAGCCAGACTTTGAGGCATTCCTAAATGAGTGGAAAAGTTTATACGAGTCCCGATCAGGAGAGCGAGGTATGTTCTCTAGAGTCGCAAGTCAAAAGCAAGCTGCAAAGAACGAGCGACGAGATGCTACCTATGATTTTGGAACTAATCCATGTAGCGAGATTATCCTACGACCAAACCAGTTCTGCAATCTATCGGAAGTTGTTGTCAGGGCAACCGATACGCTCTCAGACTTGCAACGAAAAGTACGTACTGCGGCTATCCTTGGAACTTTACAGGCTACCTTGACAGACTTTCGTTACCTTCGTAAGGTATGGCAGAAGAACACTGAAGAGGAAGCGTTACTAGGCGTTAGCTTGACAGGCATCATGGATCACCCCATGTTGTCAGGGAGAGAAGATCGTGAGAAACTTAAGACGTGGCTTAATACCCTCAAGGAAGAAGCGATTAACACTAATAAGGAATGGGCTACTAAGCTTGGTATTAATATTAGCACTGCCATTACTGCTGTTAAACCTTCCGGTACTGTTAGTCAGCTGGTTGATTCTGCTTCTGGCATCCACCCTAGATACGCAGATCAATACATTAGACGAGTTAGAGCGGACGCAAGAGACCCCCTCTGCGAAGTCCTAGAAGCTGCAGGAATCCCTGTAGAGGACGATGTAATGTCACCCAGTACTAAGGTATTCAGCTTCCCTATAAAGTCTCCTGACGGAGCTGTAGTGGCCTCTGAGATGGGTGCTATGGAACAGTTAGAACTATGGGAGATTTATCAGGACTACTGGTGTGAACACAAACCGTCAATGACTTGTTATTATCGTGACGATGAGTTTCTTGAGGTAGGTCAGTGGTTGTATAACAAGTTCGACAAGATCAGTGGTATATCGTTCTTGCCTTACTCAGAGCATACCTATCAACAAGCACCTTATGAGCCTATTGACTTAGAGACTTATGAGAAGTTGAAGGAAGAGTTTCCAGAGACTATTGAGTGGAACATCTCTGAAAACTCTGACATGACTGAAGGGTCACAGACGTTAGCCTGTACTGGTAACAACTGCGAGATTTAGT